TAAAAGATGCAGATGAATACTGTTTAGATGATTATTCTTTTACTGGTAATACAAGTCGTGATTGGGCTGACGAGATAACAATCCAAGACTATACAGAAGAAAAATACACTCGCAAGATACGAAGAGAGACACCTGAAATTGTCAAAGACATAGTGAAAGAAGCAGAGCCAAAACTTGGTTTGTGGTTTTTGAGAGAAGAGTTAGTAAAGGCAATAAATGCAGTTCAGGAAGATGTAGATAGTTTAGAAAGGAGATTAGACGAAATTTAGTTTCACTCCCGTTGGTTATATTCCTCCTTTTATGGCTGGCGGGACTTTAAAGGAGATTATATGATAAGTAAGATAAACAAACAATTACCGCCTATTTTCCAATTACGTCTTGAAGGTGGCGAATTAGAACTCTACACTGTAATGAACTCAGATATAGTAACCGTAAAAGGCAAGGGAACACGTCAAATGAAGCGTTTCAAGACACTTTGTGATAAAAAGGATATAGATGTTTATTTGAAAGGAATGGATGCTGTGCTTGGTTTATTTTATTTAATGAGTAAGGTAGATGATGCAGAAACTTGAATATTTACCCAGACAAGTTCAGCTTATGCAAGCCAATGCAGATGAAATACTATTTGGTGGAGCAAGGGGAGGAGGGAAATCCTATTCAAATGCTGCCAAGATGGCATTAGATGTCTGTGAATGGTGGACAGAACGCCAGATGAAGTTGCAGAAGATAGATATAAAGGGTTATCGTGATACACGTATTAAGGGTAAGCTCTTTTATTTCAAATATTTAATTGACTATCGTGATTATATGGGAGTTATAGTACGTAAGACCGAACCTGAATTAATGGCTAATACTAAAGTTGAGTGTGATAAGATTTACCGTTCTTATGGTGGTGTATGGAAAGCAGCAGAAAAGAAATATGTATTCCCATCTAAGGCACAGGTTTGGTTAAGACCTTGTGGTAAGAAAGAACACGAACAGTTTTTTATAGGCTCAAACTTTCAAAGAATATCAGTAGAGGAATTAACTTCATTCTCATTAGAGACAATAGATGTTATTAAATCATGTTGTCGTTCTACAATACCCCAAATTAAAGCTCGTAAAATATACACAACTAATCCCGGATTAATAGGGCATCAATGGGTAAAAGAGAAATATGTAGATAATTGCCAGCCAGTACCAGATGGTAATAAAGTTTATTTAGAAAAATATGATATAAGCTACCAACCACTAAAAGGTGGAAAACCATACAAAGATAAACAAACAGGATTAACGTACCAGTTCATCCCATCTGTAGTATTCGACAATCCATACCTTGCAGAGCAGAACGAGTCTTACGTGCGATATTTGATGGGTTTAAATACAATCCTGCGCGAGATGTGGTTATTCGGTAACTGGAATGTATTTGCTGGGCAGTTCTTTGATATGTGGGATGAGTCAAAACACGTAATGCCAGAATATGAATTTTACAGTGCTAAGAAAGATGACAGGTCAGACTTAGTTTCTAAGCGTTTAAATTTTGACTGGAGTAATTTCAGATTATATCGTTCTTATGATTATGGTTATGCTGAGAAGAGTGCTTGGGCTTGTGGTGCTTATGCAGTTCATAATGTATCAGGTAGAATAATTAAATTCGCTGAAATAGTTAAAAGTAAACTAACAGCTTCAATGCAAGCTAAATACGTAAATGAATATTTTAAAACTCATTATGATTTAACACCTGACGATTTCGAGATGGAAATAGCAGACCCTAAATCATTCTGGCAGAAGATGGACTCAGGTGATGGCTTCGTTACAGCTTGGGATTATTACCAGAAAGAAGGAATATACTTAATTGAAGGTATAAATGCACGTGAGCAAGGTGCAATGGCAATGTTGGAAGTATTGAGAATCAGAGATGACGGACTACCACAAATGAGATATTTAAGTTGTTGTGATGAGTCAATGGTAACAATACCAAACCTACCAGCAGACCCGAAAAATCCTAACGATGTAGATACAAAAGCTCGGGATCATTCATATGATTCTGACAGATATTTCATTATGAAAGTAAAAGCAAGTGGTGTTAAGTTCAAGGATAATAGTAAGATAGAAGGTTGGCGTAAAAAGTTGAGCCGAAAACAAAATGATAATAATGTAAGTTGGAGAGTTGCTTAATGGATAGATTAGAAAAGATAATTAAATTAAAAGATGCGAGTGTTGGCGGATTTACCAATGCAAGAAAACAGGGAAAACAATGTGCTAAGTTTATGGTCAATGACCCGTATTCAGCACAGGAAAAAGCGGATGCTGCAACTTATGGTAAGCCGTTACTATCCTATCCTATGATACAGGCAAAGATAAATGTTCTCTTGGGTAACGAACAGCTTAACCGCAGAATAGCCAAGATTATTTCAGCTTATGATATTGATGAGAATATGGTTAGATTACTAAATGACAACTATCAGGCAATAGTTGAGCAAGACGGATTAGAGCGTAAATTAGTTAAAGTATTAGCGGATGCGTTAATATATCCTACTGGTGGCTGGATTCGTAGAAGTTTAGTATTAAATGACTTAGGTTATCTTGACTTTCATTATGAGCTTTTAGATTCTTTATTGAATGTTCATCCAGACCCTACATTCAAGCAGTTCGATATGATGGATGCTAAATATGTAGTCATAGAAGATTGGCTTTCACTTGATGTAATAAAAGATACATTTGAACCTAAATCTCCAAAAGAACGAGAAGAAGATTGGTGGATGGATGTAATAGATGTAGTAAACGACTTGGAAGAGAGAGTAAGTGCAGATAACGCATATAAGCGTGGTAATTTATATCAAGTGTTACAACTGGAAGAAAGGCGTAAAGTTAAGGTTAATATAGTTAAACTTCCAAATGTAGATGGATTTGTCAAACTTACAGATAAAGAATTAAAGAAAGTTAAAGATTATGAATTTATTAAAAGTGCAAGTGACGATAGAATATTCATTTCTACAGTATTACCTTATTTCGATAAAGGTAAAACTACAGGACTAAAATTACAAGACGAGCAATATCCATATCCTACTAAACGTTTTTCAGTTTTTCCTTGTTTTAGTTTTGATTATAACCTGCCTAAACGTGAACAGACTTCAGCTATATATCTATTGAAAGATGTTCAGGATAGAATGAATAAAGGGATGAACCAGCAAGTTGACTGGGTAACACAGGCACTTAACAAAAATAAATACATTGTAGCTCACGAGAAAGACGCTATTGATGAAATGAAGAAAAAAGGTAATCAGCCTAATCCGATTATTCCACTAACATCAATGAAGAATATGCCAGGACAAGATAAAGATCCTCATATTCCACCAGAGATACTGAATGATGTAATGACTAACCTTTCATTCATTGACTCTATTTTCGGTATAACACCAGCTATGGAAGGTCGTAGTGAAAGAAGTGGTGAAAGCGGAGTATTACACGAACAGAAAGTATTACAATCACAGATAAGCACAAATCCATTCTTTGATAATTTAGCACAAACAAGGGAACTATTGGCAAAAGATTATGTAGAATTAGTTCCACACGTATATTTTGAAGAGAACAGGTTACTTGAAACAATGGGAGAGCATGGCATGACATTCGAGATGGTAAACCTTAATCTCGGTGGTGAAATACAAAATGATTTGCGAACAATATCTGCCAGAGCTGTTCTTGACGAGACGATTAATACTCCAGATAGAGTCCAAAAATCGTGGGAGCAGAATGTGGCATTTATGAATATTCTTATAGCCGCTGGAGCTACATTGCAGGATATTCCGCTTGATTTAATAATTAAACATTCTAACATTAGAGACAAGGAAGAATGGATTAGCTTTATGAAACAACGTCAGCAAGTACATTCAGAAGCATTAGCACAACAACAAGCAGATGCACAGATGAGTGGACTTGTTCAAAATGCACAAGCTATGCAACCACAGGTAGCAAGTGAATAAAGTTAAACATTTAGCCAATAAACGAGTTGGGCATATTGATAAGTTCAGAGTTGCAGGTATGAATTTCAAATATAAGAATAATACAGATACTCAGACACAACAACTATTAAAACAGGGATATAGAATATTATTCCGTGATGGTGAGAAGTATGCCATTAAAGGTTCAGATGAAATTAAATGCGAATAATAATTTAGTCACAAAATAAAACGCCCAACGAAAGTTGGAGAACGAGGGGTAATAATGAAAGAAGAAACAGACATCATTGTCGAAGACAACACAGTCAAAATCGAACAGGAAGTTGAGGAAACAGAAGTTGAGTCAACAGAACAAGAGGAATCTACGAAAGTAGAAGAAACCGAAGTTGAAAAACCAACGTATTCTGAATCCTTTAACGATAAAATCGAGGGAAAAACCGAAGCAGAACTAAAAGATATGTTATTTAATTCTGAAAAGTTTTCAGGGAAATTAGGTACAGAGCTTGGAGAGCTTAGGAATTTCAAGAAAGATGTCGAAACCCCGAAAACATCGACGGACATAAAACAGAGAATCGAAAAGACCGATGGTAAAATTGCCAACATTGACATTCAGATAAAGAAACTTGATACTGAATTAGATGATGACGAAATTGCCGATTTGTTAGAGAAGAAGAATCACCTGTTACAGAAGAAAACAGAATACAACAATCAGCATATGGAAGTATTCATAAAGGAAGTTGTTGATAAGCAAGGTGCAGGTGAGCATAACAAGAAAATTTCAGAAAAATCACGAGACTTATTCGCTAAAGATTATGGTCAGAAATTCTCTGACAATGATTGGGAAGCGATAAATGAATATGCTCAAAGCGTATCCAAAGAGTATCGTGTATCTGAAGAAGATTATGAATATGCTCTAATGAAAGCAATGGGAACTGAAAGATACAAAACTCTGAATAAATCAATAGCGGAAGTAAATGTCCGTAATAATATTGAGCAGGCAGAGAAGAAAGCAGTATCCACTATCGGAGGTAAGGGTAAATCCTACTTGACTTTAGATTTAGATGGTATGTCCCAAAATCAGGTTGGCAAGGCTCTAAAAGGCTTGACCGACAAACAACTAAGTAAACTAAAGGAACAAATAAACAAAGGATAGAAAAATGGAAGCAACACATAGTCACAAACTCAATGTTGCCATTCTTGACGAACAACTACAAAGAGAGACTTGGTATAATACATTCTGGTCAAAATTTGCAGGATTCGTTGACATCAATGATGATAATGGCAATCAAAAGAAAACACCTTCGGGAAAACCGATTGAGGTAATGTCTCAATTTATTGAACAAGGTCGTGATAATATGCTTACTCCTTTCTTAGAAGATATTGATGTAACACCAGTATATGGTGATACCGTATTGAAAGGAACTGGCGTAGATAAAACTCTCAGATACCTGAGAACTTATGTAAATCAATGGAGAGGTGCTGTAAACGCTAAATCAGGTACTATGTCTAACCAAAGAGTTAAGATGTATGACTTGATTGAAAAGTCTAAGCCACTCTTAGCACGCTGGAACTCAAAGAATGAAAATGCAATGGTTTCACAAGCATTCTATGAGGGTGCAAGTTTGAACTTAACAACTGGAACAGCAGACGATGGAATCGGTCTTTCCAGACGTTACCATCCAAACCTATACATCAATGACGGTGCAGCATTAACTGCTGCTGGTGTAGAGTTCACAACTAAGACAAATGCACAAATGGATGCAGCCGCAACTGCTGCTGATACATCAATGACTTGTGATATTCTTATGGAGTTCCGTTTGAAAATGATGGAATTGAAGATACCACAAATAGTTTCTGCAAAAGGTTTCAAGTTTTGGGCGTTACTAGTTCATCCTCAACAAATGAATGAATTACTAGCAGATACTCAATTTACACAGTATAATGCTGGACACCCAATAAACAATGAAATTCAAGGTGGAGCATCTCCAATGTTAACTGGTTGCTTAGGTTACTATGCAGGATTTGCAATATATGAAGATATTATTGCAGTTCGTTCTTGGGATGCAACTAATCTATTTGCAGGTGGAGATGGATGGTTAGAGCCAGATGATACTGGTTCAGATTATTGTGCTATTGCATTTGGTAATAGTGCTATCGCCAAAGGTATCGCTGACCCACTTCA